GTTTTTTTTTATAACTACGTTTGTAAGGCATTTTGAATTATGGAAAAAAAATTAATTTGTGCGGGGGGTATATATATTTATTTACCCCACATTGCACAAGAAATATGAAAATTTTTGTTTTTTTTCATATATAAGGGACGGGTCTTGCGAGAATTTTTTCATAAAATTAAAATTATCTAGCAAGAAGTGCCTACAGGTAATAATAGACTTCCGGCTAGTTTTAAAATGGTACAGACTAGAAATTTCATTGTGACTAACTATCACTTAAATACAGAGCAAGTGTATGAGCAATACAAAGATCAGATTAGATTTATAGCATATGGAGATGAGATTTGCCCTACGACTCAAAGAAAGCATCACCAGGTATACTTACACATGTTCAATAAGAAGGCTACTGGCAAACGTAGTCTTAATGCTATTGGGCAATTGTTTGGTGGTGCTTATGTTGCAGCTATGCGTGGTAACTTTAAACAAAATGAAGCGTATTGTAGTAAAGAAAGCGAGTTGATTAAACTAGGAGATGAACCAAAGCAAGGATTGCGGGGTGATCTGAATGAGACCACTGAGTTAATTCGCAATGGGGAATTGACTATTGATGAGGTATTGGTAAATGATCCACATATGGTACATCAGTATGGAAGAACGCTGGCTATGGTGGAAGATAATAGGAATCAGAAGCAATTTAGAAAATGGATGACTAAGGGAATATGGTATTGGGGTGAAACTGGAGTTGGAAAATCACACAAAGCATTTAAAGATTTCGATCCAGCTACACACTATGTGAAACCACTGGAAGAAGAATGGTGGGATGGGTATAGGGGACAAGAAACAGTTATTTTTAATGAATATAGAAATCAGTTTCAGTTCAGTTATTTATTGTCATTGATGGATAAATGGCCTATGTACGTAAGACGTAGGAACAGACAGCCAGTACCGTTTATGGCTAAGCTTATAATCTTTACAAGTTCACAGCCCCCAGAAGAAAGTTATCATAACATCTACAATGGGCTTGATGGGCCAAAGAGATTCAGACAGTTCCGAAGAAGATGCAGAGTACGAGAATTGATTCAATTTAATAGTAAAGAAGAATCAGATGAGCAAGATAGCGATGTATCGGAGTAAGGAATATAATATTCTTACTCCAATACATCGCCCTCGCTTCCTTCCCCTTCTGCTCCAGGGTCGCCACGAAGGGGTCGGTCGTCGGGCGATATATTGGGGGCAAGATAATTAATGCTGCGCAAAAAAAGGGCCCCATAATTTTTGTAGGAAGGGTATCAGTCACAGGCTCTGCTTGGGGGGGGGGGTACTGATGGGGTGTATGTTTATTTTAATTAAATGGTGTACTAAATTTAATAAAAGCAGTGGCTTGGATTGTACCATATCTAACAAATGTAGTTAGTGGTGGGAACGATTTTTCAGTTCCTTCTAAATTTGGTGCTGCAAATCCTGCAATGCTAGGCTTTTTCATTCTAATAATAAAATTATTATCACCAAGTGTTATGGAATCATTACCTCCTAGAAAGTATCTAGGTTTATATTGATATTCGCTTTTTGGATTACTTTGTAAGTCTATTGGCTCAGACGGAACGAATGTTCTAGTCCATGGCTTCAAAATATTATGATTTCTACTTATTTTTCTAGACATTGATTTGGATTGGCCAGCTAAAGTACTTGGGTATTCAAGGAAATATTCATATCTTTCATCGTCAGCTCCTATTTGTTTACGAGCGATATCAGTTGTTACTTGGCCTGAGACAGCATTGGAAAATTGGGTCGCTAATTGATCAGTGCTGGATAGGGTACCTCCTTGAGTGATGGCAGGATAGAATTTGAGAACGATTTTATATACTTGGCAATACTTATATAACTTAGAGTATGCAGTGAATGCAGGATCAGTGCCTAACAGAACACGGGTAGCTGGGAAGAAGTGCTGATCTGCATCAACTTGATTAGTGATAATGATATCCTGTTGATCTGCTTGGGCTTCACCTATAGCAAATACTAATGAATGTTGGTATGTGTCGGGTGTGAGTACATATTGTATATTGGTTGGGGTTTGTCTGTTATTAATTACAACGGGTACAGCTGTTGAGCTTACCTTGAGATATGTACCAATGTCTGGTTTTCTATATCTCCTTCTGCGTGACATATTTCGCTTGGACTTATATTTTCGGCGTTTGCCATAGCGTCGGGCAGAGCGTTTTTTTTTATAACTACGTTTGTAAGGCATTTTGAATTATGGAAAAAAAATTAATTTGTGCGGGGGGTATATATATTTATTTACCCCACATTGCACAAGAAATATGAAAATTTTTGTTTT